AAAGGCAGGAAGTGCTTCATTTTGGTGGCTCCTTTGAGTCAATCTTAGGTGGCTGTTTTTTCTGCTGGTTAGCAGCTTTGCGCTCAATACCAAAAGAGGCCATTGCCCCTGTGAGCAAACTAGCCACAAAAGTATTGTCCATTTTCATCTGCGGAAAGAAACCCAGATAAGAGACAGTCAACAATGTGGCGCTCCATACCAAAACGGCACATTTCACAAGGTCCGCGATTGCAACGCCTTCTTTTTCTTGACTTTCTTGCGGTTCTGCCATGATGTAATCAGTGCTGAGGTAGGGGCATGGTCGAAATCTACGCGGCGGCACTCGGCTCTGCTGTAACCGTAGCCGGGCTTGCGGTATCTGGACTTAGAACGCAAAGCCAGCAGGGCAGAGACTCGCTGGTTCGCTTGACCGTTGCCGTAGATAACCTCAGCCGTCAGCTAGACGTGTTGCACACAGATATGAAAAGCGTTGACCAAGAGATCTTCGCCAGGCTTGGGGCGCTTGAGCAGGCGATGGCGAAAGTTGAGGGCCACGCGAACAGAAACTAGACTTTCAATAGTTGGAGAACTCAAATGTTCTTGATCCTGAAGCCAATCCTTTTTCGGTTTTTGCGGTCTGAGAGTCTGAAGCGTTTGGTGGTGGATCTGATCAAGGCATACGCAAAGCGTTCTGACAACACAGTGGATGATTCTGTGGCAGCCTTCCTAGAGAAAAATCTATTCCCACCGGTCACTGATAAGTGATCCGCAAGCGCGTCGTCTTTGCAATCTTCATTGGGGTTCTAACAGTGCTTTCTGGTGTAATGCTGACCAGTGCTGGCTTGATCTATTACGCAGGTTTTCTTGATGGCGGCAGAGGTTGTGACGCGGCAGCATTGAGCCAATGAGTCCTCGCCTAGGGAACCTAATGAGCCTCGCGTTGCTCCCCTTTTTCTCGTTCTTCAGATCGGACAGCCCGCATCAACTTGCTGCAATTAAGGAGCTGGAAGACGCGATGCCTGAAGAGTTGTTAGCTGAAGATGCGGCTTGGTTTGAGTCGTGGAAAGCTAGCGGCATTGCACAGCGGGCGATCGTTCCTTACGTGCATCAATTAAATTTCAAGCGCAATGGTCACCGAAGATGTCTAGACGCATCCGCAGCAATGCTGGCCATTATGTACGGCAAGGTGAAAACCGCCGAAGAGTATGGGGAGGTACGGAAAAGATTTGGCGACACGACAGACATCAAAGCGCAGATCAGAAGTCTGAGGGAACTAGGGCTCAACGCTGAGTTCAGAGCAGATGGGGATGCGGCTTTAGTTGAAGCAGAAATAGCTAGCGGTCGTCCTGTCATGGCCGGCTGGTTGAATCGCGGAAATTTGCTTCGCGGTGAGCCGCCAGAGTGTGGCTCGCAAACGTGTGGCCACTGGTCGCTAATCGTTGGTTTTGAAAAAGCTGGGCAAGAGGGTGACGCACAGTGGGTGATGCACGACCCCATGGGGGCTCCAGACATGGAACGCGGTGGGCACCCCAACCGTTATGGCGGCAAGAACGTAAGGGTTCCGCGCAGCACTTTCAATCAACGCTGGATGGTGGAAGGTCCAGGCAGTGGCTGGGTGATCCTTGTGGATGACGAATGATTGGGGCGCTGCACATGGTTCTCGCGCCATGAGCTAATTAGCAGGCCGGGCACCCCTGCAAGCCTGACTGACCCGCCTCATGAAAGGTGGGAAATCCAACGGTACACAGAATCTGATTCAATGCCAGTTTCAAAAGAGTTCAAAAGGGCAAACGCCCTGATCGTCCGTTACCGCCACCCGCGTGAAGGCCCTCCGTCCTATCTGGTGTGGGAGCCAGAAAAAAGCTACATCTGTCTCACGCGGGAAGAGCTGCTTAAAGCTGTTAGATGGCCAAAGTTCACAAGCACTGGAGCGGCCTTGCGGCAATGGATCGAAGAGGTTGAGGAGCAGATTCCACCGGAGCCGCACACAACCCAGCTCAAAAAGATTGAGGGCGGGCTGGAGGATTGAACCTCTACTGGCTCTGGTCTTATCTCGTCGCGTTTTACAGCACGGTGGTTGTTGGTTGTGCGCAACCTGTTAACTGGGGCAACTGTTGGCCGCCGGACTGGCTAATCCATAGCGTGCATGATTACATGCGTGTAAGAGTTCCTTACTCCGAGGAGCGCAAAGTTCTTAAATCCCTGGAGCAGATCGATGACCTGGGCGGACTGGATGGTGGTCAAGCAGACCTTGGCAGAAGAGTTAAATCTGGAACGGCAAATCCGAAGCATTAGCAACGAGGACGATCTGCATACGCTCCAGCAACTTTGCAGTTCGCTTACCAGACAGAACTGGTCGTACAGTCGGCTTCTTAAGCAGGCTGTGGGTAGGGTCGCGGAACTAGACGCAAAAATAGCTTGCGGCGAATCGACTCATTCGTAGGAACTAGCCACAACATCAGCATCAACTGAAAACAACCGCTTGAGTTCAAACCTGGCAGCGTCTGCTCTTTCTTTGCTGCCATAGCTGCAGGCGTCTTCACGCTTAGCTGTGACAAACAAACGATGGGACGGTCTCAGGTAAAACGCGGCCAGATAAACAGGCGCGGGGTCGCAGGTTTTAAGAATGTAGCGCATTGCTCTGCTCAAACTTTTCGCGGCGTTTTTGCTTGGCGGCCTCTTTAGCCTGTGCGTCTTTCTCTGTTGCGTCTACATACAGCTGCTCATAATCCTCAGCAAGCCGCTCGTAAATCGTAGTGCGCATCCAGCTTGTGGCTTTAACCCCCTTTGCCTTTGCCAGGAACTTGACAAGCTCCGCCTTGTGGGGATCAAGCAAAAGCTGAAAGTACGTTTTGTTCCCGTGAGGGATAGCCATGGAGTGCGTGTGTGCTACAAGTACCCTACCACGTAGCGGGAGAATCGACCGTCTTTTTCCAAGAGTTCGCTTGAGCCCGCCGAGCTTGAGTGCGCTGGTCCGTACAACCTGCGCGGATTTTGCGGGCACCTTCCAAGAACATTGCGGCCCGCTGAAGATCACCTGTTGTTGCATTTTGGATCGCGCCATTTAGACGCTCCATCACAATTTGCCTTCCTGTACGCGACATCCATCGCCTCGTGGAGGTTTCGATGACAGGTTACCGAGCCCATGCAAGAACAGAACCAACCTCTGTCGGTGTTGTAAACGCTGACCATTAGTGCGTCTCCATCCAGGTTTTGCCGATAGAGACCTCAGCCAGAGCAGGGATGTCCTCAAGCCAGATGGCTTCCGCCTCTTCCATCACTTGTTTTAGTACGGCAGCCCACTCTTCAGCTGCGTCCTCGCGAACCAACAGCAAAATTTCATCATGGACAGCGGCGGCGATCCGCACGGTTTCTTCGCCCGCCTCTTTGACCTTGGGCCATAGTGCCCCCAAAGCTCGTTTCAAGATGGCGGCACCTGCCCCCTGGATCGGCGTATTACATCTGACCGTGGCACGGTTCATGTCGCCCTTAAGGACTCGCCGCATCCCTGTTTTTGGAATGCGTACGTTCGCCCAGCGGTTTGCTCTGTCTCTGTAACAGGCGGCAGCTTGTGCCTTTTGCCAAGTGGCCACCCCAGAAAAAGTTTCTAGCCAGCCGTTGCGGATTTCTTCCGCCCTTTCTTTTGTCATGGTCACGCCCATGCCTCCGGCATAGTTGCGCAGCCCTTCAGCTCCCGCGCCATACAGCAAGCCAAAGTTTGCGGATTTAGCCGTCTGCCTATCGCAGCCAATGGCCTCAGCCGTGACGGTGTGCGGGTCTTCCCCATCCTTAAATGCCTGGATCATGCGGGCATCTTTTGCCACTGCTGCAGCAAGCCGAAGTTCCATCTGCCCAAAGTCGGCATCAACTAGGGCATAGCCTTCTGGGGCTTCAACACAGCCTCGAAACTGTGGATCGCGGGGGATCTGCTGGTTGTTTGGTTTGATACAGGACATGCGCCCTGACTCTGCGCCGAGCTGCAAATAGCTGGCACGCACAAACCCATTAGCGTCCATCTTTTCTTGGATGGATTCGATCATCTGGCGACGTTTTTCACACTTTTTCCACTGCAGGTAGATCTGAATCACCTCATGGTCGGCTGCATAAGATCTAAGCGCCTGCCTCGATGCGCTGGGCTTACCGTTGGCGTCCGTAGGCTTTTCTGGGAGAATTTCCCCCAGTTTGTCCACAAGCTGTTTCGGGCTGTTGATGTTAAAGCCTGCATACCGTTTAGTCCCATCGCGAACTTTGCCTTCATCCTTGGCGCGTAGATTGAAACTGCCGTCCTCGTTCCTAGGCAATTTTTTATCTTCTGGCAGTGCGGCATCCAGTTGCAGGATGAAATCGTTGGCTAGGTTTTCAATGTCGTGCTCATAGTCCAGTTTGCGCTGCTGTAAATTTTCGGCGTTCCAATGCAGTCCAGTGCGCCACATCTGCGCCATTGCAGGCAAAGCTCTGCACTCAAGTGCATACGCAGTGGTCAACTTGTTAACCCGAACTCTATCGGCTAATTTTTCATCTAAATCCATCACAGCAAAAACATCATTAGCGGCATACTCCAATTGTTCGTCTGTTAGGTCCCCACTCCAATCCGACTTCTGCAGTTCTTTGGGCAGCTCTCTTTTCAGATAACGATTTACAAGCTTGTCCAGGCTGTGACGAACATTGGGTGTGCCATTTTCAATTAAACGACTCGCCAACATCGTGCAACCCACAAAACCCTCGGGGTATATGTCGTGCGCCTGAAGCCAGCCAAGATCGAAGACAGCATTATGCGCGAGCCATTCCCTCTTGGGGTTTGAGAAAAAATGACGCAACTCTTCCCAGTCGTTGCGGTCTAATTGCCGGCAGTCAATTAAAACAACTGTTTCGTTGGCTTTGGTGCCTAACTGAACGAGCCGCATTCGCGCCCTTTCGGGTTGCAGCTGCAGAGTTTCAGTGTCAAAGCAAACTGTTCCCGACATATCAAGTTTGTCGAGGTGCTCGATTCCTTTGTAGACATTCACCGTGGCGCCTCCGGGTAGGGCTCATCAAACTGAAGCCAAACAAGTTCATGGATCAGTTCCCCTGTTTCGGGGTGGGGCGCGTACCAGCCGCCCTCCTCTCTGACCCAGCCGGCCTCCTCACGTTTTTCGCGGTGGCTCTTGTCGGCGTAGCTCATGGCTGCAGCTCCGCAAGAGCGACAGACACCACGGTCTCAATGTGGCGCTTATCGATGCAGTTGCCGATCCGCTTACGCACAACCTCAATGACATTGTAGTAGTCCACCGGGGTCAGGCTCCCAAGTGGTGCGCGTCGGCGGTTACTGAGACACTCACGCATAAGCTCAGCGCGAGAGGTGCCCAGTCGCTTTGCTTCAGCGTCGAACCAGGCCAGCTGGCTCTCTTCAACACGTAGTTCGATCTTTTTCATCAGAGGTCTTCTCGGTAAAAATTGCTGCCCGGACCGTAGTTTGTGAGAAGGTCAGGCCAATTGCTAAGCACTTTGTTGCGGTTGTAAGGATCTGCAGCAAGTGCAGCCTCTGCCAGTTTTTTGATGAACCCCCCGCCGTAGTGGTGGGCCGTTCTGATGCTGGCGACGATCTGTTTTTCAGTCACGGGGCGGTTGAACGCTAGGGAAAATGTAGCACATTAAGAGTATTTGGTCAGCCCGTTCTCGTCTCGAAGCTGCAATGCCTCTTTCCAGCCTTCATCAGGCTCGTCAAGAATCTGGTTCACACACCTTTCCCAGTGGCGAATCCTTTGCTTTTCGGTGGCCCCTGGATCTGTCAGGCAGGGGTAAATGGTGAGGTAACGCTTAGCCATCAACGTCTCCATGGGCAGTTGTCGCCAAAAATGTTTGCGTCATCGTCAAAATCGTCCTCACCCCCATGTATAGGTTTTTCCGCGTCAAAAGCCGGAGGCGTTGCGGGGGAAGGGTTCTTAACGACAATCGGGTTTGTCAAAAGCTCAGGGTTTGTCAAAAGGTTCGACGGTCCAGGCTTTTGACAATCGGGGACTTTTGACAAAAGGGGTTTGTCGTTTAGATCGGTTCCAGGGGAAGGGGTCTGACTTTTAACACTCTCTAAAACAGACCCCCCCTGTGCGCGAGCACTGAATTTAGGTGTGACATTTGTACCAACGGCCTGCCAATAGTTGGGTTTACGCCCTTTGAACTTGGCGTCCACGGGTGGATCGCACCGCTGGATCAGTTTTTGATCAGCCAACTTGCTGAGGGCGTATTTGATGGCCCGCACCCGATGCACCCCGCCGAGCGTCTCATGCTCCTCAAAGTCTTTTGCCGTCCACGCTTTGCGGTTGGCCCGCATCTCGCTGAGCAGCTGGAGCTTGTACCCCTCAGGACTGGAGGCGGTGTGCTCCTTGGGTTCAGGCACAGGCCCGATGGCATAGGTGAAATCCCCCTTGAGGGTGAAGACCTGGCGCATCCCTTCGCGGTTATCTCGCGACTTCTCGACCGTTACAAGGCGGCTGTTGTAGCTGAGGCCCAGTTCTGAGACTTGTTTGTTGTCGAGCCTGACCATGTTCCAGGTTTCATCGACCGCAGCCTTAATCGCACTGGTGCCACGAAAACCGCCGTTCCGGTTGTTGTGGTGGATCACGATGATGGAACAAGCCGGGAAGTCCTTGCCGTTTCTGCGGGCCAAGCGTTTGAGCGGGTGGGCGTACTCCCTGCGGTTCTCCTCGTAGGGGTTGGAGTCGTTGCAGCCGTCGAGGCTGTCAATCACCACCAGTGCGTAGTGTTTTTTGTGCTGGATTTTGCAGAACTGCCGATACCACTGCATGTCCCATTCCGCCATGACATCCACGTTGGTAGCCATGCCTTTTTCTTCAAACTGATTTCTGAGCACCCTCTCGCTCTGATCACCGTTGAGCCAAAGGCATTTGGCTTTAGGCACTGGAACATTGGCGCCGTGCACGTTGAACGGGATGCCTTGGCTGATGTGCTTGCACAGTGTCTGGCACATTGCCGACTTACCCGTGCCGCCGTCGGCGTGGATCAACAGCAGCCACGGCTTGGGCAGCAACCCCGGTATCAGGTACTCAAACGGGGTGTCGTCCAACTCGCCAACAGCGGCAGGCTTACAGCCCCTGTTTCTTTCGTAAGTGGTATGTGTGTCAAGCAACCGATCAATGGCCGCAGCACCCTCACGTAAGCGCCCGCCCTCCTGAGCCAGGATGGTTTTTGCCTGGTCCGCGAAAGCTGGGTTGTCGTAAGTCTCCTCAATTTCAAGGCCGCGAGCAATCAGCTCCTCTGGCCCTAAGAGGTCGAGTTTGTACTTGGCCGGCGCTGCCTGGATCTCTTCCACCAGCTGTGCAAGACCGTCCCTTTGAAATCGTGAGCGGTCCTTGTCAACTAGATCTGCCTCCCGAATTAAGCTGCCAAAACCAAGCCCCCCGCTTCTAAACCCAGCCTCCCAGCGATCTCTGCAGGGGTTCTGACCGTTCTCCCAATCCTGCTGGTACTCGTTATCGCGGCGGCTCCACTCTTCCCACAGCTTCAGGCCATCCTGATTTGGCAACTCGCTGTGGAGCATCGCGCCGATCTCCCACCAAAACTGCTCACTGAATGCGCCCCGAGGCTCGATGACGCTCAGGCAGCTCTGCGCGATGGCAATCTTTTCCTCCCTGGATCTGCAGGCGTAGCGCGTGTCACGCATGGTGCGGGCGCTGTCCTTTTGGTTGCGCTTGCGGTACTCCTCACGCATCCGCTCAAGCAACCACTCAGGTGCCTCTGGGATGTTGTGCGTGTCACCCTTGAAGGTGTATTCACCCTCGTATTGGCCGTTCTTCCCTGGATAGGCACCAAAGATGACTCCCTGGCGCCCCCACAAGACCTCCCAGCCCTCATGACCTGCGGAAGCGTGGCTGATGTCAGCAACCCGCAGACGGTCAGCTTCTGGAACGCTGAAAAGGTACTTGCAGGCGTGAGGCCGTGGGGATTTGATGCTGGGGGCTTTGTCGAGATCAGCGCCCCATTTTTCCTGGATCGCCCCAAGGTTGTCGTCAACGTCAAAAATGACGAGGCCATCAGAGCGGTGGCCGCTGTAAACGCCGACAGCTTTGAACGTGTCCGGGTTCTCTTGAATTTTGAGAGCCGTGGTCTTTGGGGCCAGATCGACGTGGCTTGCTCTGCCCCAAGGTGATTTTCCACACGCTGTTTTGTCGTTGGGCAATGTCTGCCCTTTTGCGTAGATGGGCGCAGTCGCCCAGTTTTCGGGCAAGCCGAGGATGAAATCAACCAGATTCATCTGCTACAATCCTTTTGTCAAGTAAATGAAAACAACACCCCAACGGCTCCGTCAGCCTTGGGGTTTTTTCATCCTACTCGACTTGTCAAACGCTGCAGTCGTGCTACATTTGCAGAGCACCGGGCATCGTGCCCACAGCAACCACAACAATGCCATTCATCTCAGACAAGAACAAAGCAGCCGCCGCCGGTGGCACTGGCAGCTACCTCAACCCCTCCAAAATCCCATCAGGCAGCAACGTGCGTTTTGCACTGCTTGACGATCAGCCCCTTGAGTTCTTTGAGTGCTGGGGCGAAGACAGCAACGGCAACACCCAGCCTTTCCGCTTTGCAGAAGATCCTTCACCTGAGGAGATCGCTGAAGAGATGGGCGAAGAGTGGAGCCGCCGCTTGAACCGCGATGGCAACGGCCCTGAAAAGGTCAAGTTCTCCATCGCTGTGCCGGTCTACAACTACGAGACCGAAAAGGTTGAGGTCATGCCTCTGACCCAGAAAACTCTGATCAACGAATTGGATTCCATCAGCCAGATGGAAGATTACGCCGAGTTACTGGACTGGGATTTTGTGATGGGCAAAGAGGGCACGGGCCTGGAAACCAAGTACAGCCTGCGGCCCGCACCTCGCAAAAAAGCTTCTCAGTCACAGATCGAGGAAGCCTGGACCGAAGCTCGCGCCTCTGGTTTTGACATCAGCCGAATGCTGACCGGCGGCAGTCCTTTCAAAAAGGGTTGAGACTGATTCGCCCAAAAATTAGGGGGCTTTGCGGCCCCCTTTTTAGTGCTTACTGTTTGCCAAACCCTGGAACAAATGCCCGCTGATACGCAAAACGCTCTTGCGGGTTTACGCCGCTGGACCCTGGAACGTGACGACTCCGGCCCACATCGCGTGTACCGAGATGAAGAGGGCAACACCTACGCCTCCGTCACCCACATACTCAAAGAGACTTCACCCCAATGGCAGAAAGATGCACTTGATCGTTGGACTAAAAAGCCCGGTGCTGCCGTGGAGCGTGATGTTGCTTGCCAGCGCGGGACTTTGGCGCACGATCACGCAGAGTACGTCCTCAAAACAGCAGCAAAGCTGGCTCGACAAACTGCCAACAAACGGAACAGCTGGCGGAGCGGAGATGATGGCCTGGAACGTGCCCCCAAACAGATCACCAGCTGGGCTATCGGTAAGGCAATCCAAGGCGCACCGCGTGTCCCCTGGAGCGCCAGTGGCTACGCCCGAGGCTTACGGTCTTGGATCGGGGCCAATGTGACCGCAATCCACGCAATCGAGTTTTCGGTGTTCGACCCGCGAGGCTGGGCTGGAACGGCGGATGCTCTGATCGACTTAGATGGCACCCTTTGCATCGCTGACTGGAAAACCAGCGTCAACGCTCGCAGTGAAGAGATGCTGGCCAATTACATCTGTCAGGCTGGCGCGTACTCCCTAGGGCTTCAGCACCTGACGGGCATCAAACCCAAAACGGGAGCGGTTGTGGTGGCTCGCCGCAGTGGCGCACCTCAGGTCCGCTTGCTCAATGAGTTAGAATTACGCGGGGCGGAATGTCAGTGGCTAGAAAGGATGAGCCTATACAAGGCCCAAGAACTGTTGAAGAACTAGAGGAAGCAATCCAGGAAACCCTGGAGCGTCTCTACACAGGCCAGGAGAACGTGGCAAAGCAAGCCATGAGACTTTGTTTGCCAATGGAACGTCTGAAGGAGCTGTTTAACCAGTACGTCGCAGACCGACCTATCGACGTCACTGATTGTTTGTGCTACAATTTGATCATTGAAACGGGCACCCCCCATGAACCTTCAAACCTTCTTCACTGAAAAAGACTTTGACATCCGCACCTACGAGGTGGTCAGCCCCACTACAGGCGACAGCCACATCATCACCACCGATGTTGTGATTGATCGCATCCTCAGCACCCAAGGCCAAGAGCGTCAGGGCGTGGTCCGCGTCCTGCAACAGCTGGACTTTGCCAACGGCGACTTCCACCATTTCTTCAAGCACCTGGCCACCGGCCTTGCTGCCCAGTTCTGAGGTGGACTTCCACAACTACAGCTTGCTGGAACATGAGAGGCGAGAGCACCTGGAGGACCTCGCCGCAGCCCAAGAGCGAGAGGAGGCAGAACTGATCCGGTTCCGCCTACTCACGGACGACGGTGGCACTGATTGCCTGGACCGTGAGGATCTGGAGCAGGCTATTGCAGAGGCGCGGCGATACGGACTGGACTACACCATCGAGATCGTCTAGTTGCACCCCTACCTTTTTGTGCTACATTATCAGTGTTCAGCACCCCCCAAACCAATGCACAAGCTTTACCGCCCACAAGAGCTGCCCTGCTGGATAGCTCCTCTCTTCACTTGCACCTTGCTGATCTTGTTCGGTGGTGCGTTCTGGGTCAGCCTTACGGGCACCCTTAACCAGATGACCGAGCGTGACTGTCGCCTAGGTGTCCAGGCTGCTTGCGAGGCTCTCAAATGACTGAGTTCAAGTTTCCTCGTACCTATGCGGATCTCGAAGCTGCGCCCTGGTGCGATGGATACGATCCGCCAAAGGGCCAAGTTTCAAAGCACGGTGACCACCTTTCTATTTTCATCAAGCCTGACTGGCTACCTGATGCGTATAAAGAAATAGAGAGCCCTGGTGGCGCAAGTCTCAAGAGTGCCTTGAAAGATTTGCGCAGTGTCTGGACTTTGATACGTCCCCCCAGCAAAAGCGACGGGGATTTTTTCCATAAGTTGTGGAAAGAGCGGTTCGGTCAATGATTGCTTAGCTGCCGTTGGATCTTCCATCATTACGGCAGCGCCTGTAAGCTCAAGGCATGGCAAAGAAAAAGTCCACTATTTCAGAAATAGATGCGCGGATAAATGCCGTTTATAAGCTCTTATTGGAGGGCAACAGTAGAACTCAAATACTTCAGTACGGTTCGGAGACGTGGGAAATCAGCGAGCGACAGGTTGAGGAATACATCAGAAGAGCCCGCGATCATCAACGCCTTGATGCTGAGCTGGAGCGGCCAGAGTGGCTTCATGAGTCGCTTTGCGCTCTCAAGGACATTCAGCGCAAAGCCACGAATGGCAGGCAGTACAGCACCGCATTGAAAGCCATCGAGATGCAGGCGAGGCTCTTGCGGTTTGAGATGTCATGAGTCTGGTTGAAGACGTTGTCAGCAATGAGCCGTTACTAGCGCCCATCGTTGATCTGCAGCGATTCAGCAAGCCGACCACCGCTGAAGTCTTGCAGCGTGTACAAGTGGGGTTGCTTCCTCATCAGGTCGCTTTTTGCCAAGACACAGAGCACCGCAAGCTTGGCCTTGTCTGTGGTTTTGGGGCAGGCAAAACCTATGGCCTTGTTTGTAAGAGCCTTCACATGGCTGCTCTCAACGTCGGCCACGTTTCTGCGCTGTTCGAGCCGATCGCTCCCATGCTGAGGGATATCCTCATGAGAACAATGGATGATCTGCTGTCGAAATGGCAGATCCCGTATGACTTCCGCGTGAGTCCTTTGCCTGAATATCGGCTGCACTTCAAGGAAGGGAGCCACACAATTCTGCTTCGCACGATGGAGACAGCAAACCGCATTCGTGGTCAGAATCTCTGCGCTGTTGGTTTTGATGAGGCAGACACAGCCAGTAAGTCCGTTGCCACACAAGCAATGCGCATGGCCCTAGCTCGTCTGCGCTCTGGCAACGTCCAGCAGTTCTATGCGGCCACCACCCCGGAGGGTTTTGGCTGGGCGTTCGACACGTTTGAGAAGAATGCAGGTGACGACACCGCGTTGATTCGCGCTAAAACAACAGACAACCCTTATCTCCCTGAAGGGTTCGTTGACTCGCTTCTGGAAAACTACCCAGAGCAGTTGATCAAGTCTTACCTTGAAGGCGTTTTTGTAAATCTGAACACTGGTCAGGTTTACGACCGCTTTGACCGCACTAAGCACGTCACGCAAAACATCCCTGAACTCAATTCCGAACCTCTACGCATTGGGATTGACTTCAACGTGAACAACACCAACGCGGCGGTCGGCATACGCCTTGGAAACCAGCTTCTCCTGATTGACGAGATCAGTGGTGCTCGTGATACCGACGCTCTGGCCAAAGAGATTTGCAGGCGATTTCCCAACCGCCGCATCTATGTCTACCCTGACGCATCAGGCGGAAACCGCAGCACTAATGCCTCGCGGACTGACATCGAGATTCTGGAGTCGTACGGCTTCAGCAACCAGTCGCCGCGTTCTAACCCTGCCATCCGTGATCGGGTTCTTGCTGTGCAGGCCTTGCTCGAAAACTCCAAAGGTGAAGTGCGGATGCAGGTTTCTGAAAAGTGCAAAAAACTAATTGAGTGCCTGGAGCTGCAGTCGTACACAACCAAAGGCGAACCGGACAAGCAAAATGGCTACGACCATATGGTTGACGCCTTGGGTTACTTGATTGTGCGTGAGTTCAGCCCACTGAATGCACGCGCTGGTCGAGGAACAGGCATCCGCCTATATTGATGTGGTCGTGGGGGGTGCCCATTAGACCTTGAGAGGGGGCAGTTGCTGGCCCCTTTTCTTGTGTCTATAGATCTGTCGATTAACATCAGATCATCGGGCGGGCTTAGGTCGTGTATTCAGGTTTTTCAGGTAGGCAGCGTGTTGGCAACGTCACCACTGTTGAAAGCCCAAACACGGCTTACATCAACATGGAGCCGCATTGGCTTCTGATTGAAGCTCTGTTGCAGGGCACTTACGGCATCAGAAAAGGGCACAGAAAATACCTGCCGCAAGAACCGAGAGAACTAGATGAGGCTTATGACAACAGGCTGATGCGTTCAACGCTTGCGCCGTATTACGTCAGGCTGGAACGCATGTTGGCGGGTATGTTGACCCGCAAGCCTGTGCGCTTGGAAGATGTAAGCGACGTTGTAACTGAGCAACTGTTTGACGTTGACTTGCAGGGCAACGATCTCAATGTCTGGACCTACGAAACCGCCCGCAAGTGCATACGTTATGGACACGTTGGCGTCTTAGTTGATGCACCAAAAGCCGGTGAAAATGGCCGCCCATATTGGACGCAATACACACCAAGGGACATTTTAGGTTTTCGATCTGAGATTGCTGACGGCAAGCAGAAGCTGACGATGGTCAGGCTGATGGAAAAGATCACCGTCCCTGATGGGCTCTACGGCGAGAAGCAGGTTGAGCAGGTGCGAGTGCTTACACCTGGCGCGTTTGAGATCCATCAGAAGGATGACAAGGGTGAGTTTCGCTTGGTGGATGAAGGCACAACCAGCCTGAGCGAGATCCCGTTTTCTGTGGCCTATTCAAACCGCGTCGGTGTTCTTGAGTCGCGGCCACCACTAGCTGACATCGCAGAGCTAAACCTCAAGGCGTATCAGGTGCAGTCTGATCTGGACAACCAGCTGCACATCAGCGCGGTTCCGATGCTTGCCATTTATGGCTTCCCGCAGTCGGCAGAAGAGATCAGCGCAGGCCCTGGGGAAGCTTTAAGCCTTCCGACTGAAGCCCGCAGCGAGTACATCGAACCCTCCGGCAACAGCTACAGCGCACAGTTTCAACGACTTGAGCAGATTGCTCAGCAGATCAATGAGCTGGGCCTTGCTGCAGTGCTCGGGCAAAAGCTCAGCGCAGAAACAGCAGAGGCCAAACGGATTGATCGCAGCCAAGGCGACAGCACCATGATGGTGATTGCTCAGCAGATGCAGGATCTGATCGATAACTGCCTGACGTTCCACGCGCAGTACATGCAGCAGGCACAAGCCGGTAGCAGTTTCATCAACCGCGACTTCCTGGCAACGCGCCTAGAACCGCAGGAGATCCAGGCACTGCTGCAGCTTTACACCGCCGGCACGATCACTCAGGAAACACTGCTCAACCAGCTGTCAGCCGGTGAAGTGCTTGGTGATGAGTTCGACGTTGAGGAGGAAGTCGAGGCCACGCAAACCGGCGGGTTAATTGAAATGGACAAGCCAGAACCCGAGGTTGAGGATGAGGCCACAATGCCGGAAGAGGACCCAGAGGCTACTGATGAGCTGGATTGATCACCTGAGAAAATCCGAGAAGCAAGAGCCTGACAAACAGTATCTGTACTACGTCAGGCAGCAGCTCAAGCAGCAGGTTTACGCCGTGGTCCGTGTTACTTGGTACGACGAGGACGGGATCTACAGCGTCACTGAAACCCGCGTTAACAAGAGAGACGCGCAAGTGATTCAAGAGTTCAGCGACATCGTCGGCAACGCTTTGACCATCGGGGCGGATGTCTCTGTGATCTGCGTTGATAAATCCGAGCGGTTGGATCTGCATGATTTATGAGCACACCTTCGGAGCTGTATCGCAATGCAATCGACCTCAATCGGTTCAGTAACAGCGTTGCCAAGCGGATTGCTCGTACATACAACGATCTTATTTTGGATGCTGTTAATCAGCTCCGTGGGCTTGATGAGCTTGAGGCGCCTGCGAAAGCTGCACGGCTTAGGGCGATTCTTGCGCAACTAAAAGAGTCGCTTGATGGTTGGGCGGGCACTAGCACGCTTGCGGTTGTCGAAGATCTGCAGGGCCTGGCAGAACTACAAAGCGAGTTTGTGGCAAATGAGCTGAGACGGGCTTTGCCGATTGATATGCGCAGGCAGATCAACAGTGTGCAGATCAGCCCGCAGTTTGCGCAGTCAGTAGCAACCGTGGACCCCACAGCAATCAACGTGGTGTCGCTCAGTGATGACTTGCAAGCTGCCGTTGCTGGTTCGCCGCAGACATTTCAGTTGACGGCTGCAAAGGGCACGACCATTACGTTGCCTAACGGCAAGGTGCTACAGAAGTCGTTCCGTGGACTTGCCGAATCACAGGCCGATCTATTTGCAAAGACGGTGCGCAACGGGCTGCTAACTGGCGAATCAACTGATCAAATTGCAAGACGCCTTAAAGGGACTTTGCGTTATGGGCAGCCTGGCAGTTTGCGACAGATAGCGCAGAGGGGCGGAGATGCAACGTCTGTACCAAACAATCAAGTGATGGCGATGGTGCGCACAAGCATCAATCAAGTTGCTAATGCAGCGAGCCAGCAGGTCTACAAGGCAAACCAAGATGTGACCAAAAAATATCGCTACGTGGCAACGCTGGACAGCCGGACCAGTGCGATCTGCCGTGCGCTTGATGGGCAAGAGTTTGACTACGGCAAAGGTCCAACGCCACCGCAGCATTTCAACTGCAGGTCCACCACTGTGCCGGTCATTGATTACAAAGGACTGGGGATTGAACCGCCACCACCTAGCCAGTTGCGGCGACCTAATACTGCGTTTGGGCCGTCAAGGTCAACACGCGGAGACAGCGTGCCTGACAATCAAACTTATGGCGAGTGGCTGAACAAACAAAACAAGGCAACCAAGCAGGATGTTTTAGGTAAAAGCAAGGTGCCTTACTTCAACCGCTTGGTGGATAAGTTCGGCCCCACAGATGCAATCCGAAAGTTTGTTAGTGCGGACGGATCGGAGCTAACCTTGGAACAACTCAAACGTCGTTATCCCAATGAGTAAGCTGCCGAGCAAGTATCAGTTCACCGTTCAAGAATCTAACGAGGCGCCATCCTGCCCACCCAGAAAGCCCACGCCAAAGGGCAAGGCTGCTAAAAAGGAAGGGTCTAAGGGAGACGACTGATGCCAATGGGATCGGGAACATACGGTTCCAAAGCGGGCCGTCCTCCTAAAAAGAAGAAAAAGAAGGGCGGCAAGAAAAAGTAATGGCACGGAAGCGGCGGCGAGTTCCAAAGGACAAGGCCACGGGCCTGCCTAAGAAGTACCTGTCAGGTGCTAAGAATCGCGCCGCCAAAGCCCGTGAGATCAAGCGGACTGCTGACGCTTACAAGCGCGGCGAGTCCATCGACATCAAAGCCGTTTCAGCATCGAGGACCAAGCAGGGTGGCCCCAAAAAGAAAACCACTAAGCGCCGCAACAAAAAAGGCTCTCAAAGATAAGGCCGACAAAAGCCGGTTTTTTCTAGGTGAGCTGACTGCGGTCTACCGCAAGGGCCAAGGTGCTTACCTGTCCAGCGGATCTCGCAATGTCCCGATGGCAGCCTGGGCTATGGGTCGGGTCAACAGCTACATGCGCGGCGATAAAGCAAGGACGGCAGATGCTGCGATCTACGCTCGCTACAACAAAAAGCGATGAAGCTCACGACCCGTCAAAAGAATGCCCTTGCAAGGCATCAAAAAGATCACGGCCACACAAAGGCGCA